CGCAGGGTGGCGACCCGATATGACCGATGCGCGCACACCTTCTTTTCAGCGATCTGTATCGCCGCTACCGTCATATTTTACCTCAATTAATGAGTCCTGAGCCTAATCACCCAGGGGCCGGTGATTGCGTCCGCCTCCATCGGCATGGTGTATTCAGACAGCACGTTTGGAATCTGCCCATAACCTGTCACGGCACCGACCCACTTTCCATCCTTCTTGGCAACGAAGCTGATATCAGCCTTGTTCCGAATGAAATCTGAGAAGGTTGCGTTTGTGTACGAGGCCGCGAGTGGCCTGTCAAAATAGACAATACGCCCCGATATTTCCGCAACTATATATGGGCTGGCCGTCCCGTTATAAACAACGACCGCGCGCCCCTCGGCCAGCGAGCCCGTAAACTGTGCAAACGAATTGCCAGCTTGCCCGGTTATCGTGCCGTACATTTTGCTTGGGGCAAGCAGCTCGCCGCCGCGTGCAAACACCCCACTGGGATTTTGGGCCGATGCAATCACGCTACTGGCTGTAGCGTGATCCGTGCTGTAGCTGTGCAGGAATAGATAGGACGTACCGTTATCGGTGCAAGCGTAAGATACGGATAACCCGCCGCCATCGGTGCCGGTCGCGGAGTAGACGGTGCCTGCCCTTGTGAAGGACAGCCCGTTGCTACTCGTCGCGAGTCCGATGCTCGCACCCGGCCCGGAAGTTCCACGCTCAAGGTAATAGATCCGGTACACAGATCCATCATAAGTGACGGTAGCTGGCCCGATCCCGTTTGGCTCACCGGCACCGCTTACCAGAACGGCGCCGTCATCGACATAAGCCGCGCCGCCGGTTGATGTCCATCGTCTTACCTCGGACCACTTCCCGCCGATGTGAACGCTTGCGAACACATGGACGCGGTTGCCGACCCGGATCGCGGAAGGCCAAGCTACATGGTCCTGCGTGGTGCCGGTGACAGGCCGGATAGGGTTGCCGTCCTTGGTGAATTCGAAAACCCGGTATCGGCCATCAACCCCGTATGTGTTAGCCACATACCCGTCAGCGAAAGCCGCCCAACTCCAAAGCAGGAGAGCAAGTGCTATAAAGACATTTTTCATTCTCGGTAATCCTCTTTTTATTCGCCAAGAAAATGGACATCTAGCGAGATTCCCATGTTTTGCGCAGAGCCCTGATTGTGGCGAAAAAACACGGCAATCCTATCGCCCTCATGAAGCTTGGCAATGCCGGTAGCAGACACCGCCTGATTGCCGCCCAGCCCCGATGTTGATACGTCTGTTGTTTGCGACGCTATCGAAAAAATTGCGACGTCCGACTCGTTCACTTTAGAAATCGAGACATTGAAACCGTAGTTACTCCCGGCCGGCATCAAAACGCCCATATTTGCAGTGCAATTATAGTAGCCCGTGGTTCCGATGGTAATGATCCCGCTTGCTTCGGTCGCGCCTGGCAAATTATTTTCCTTTCCCGCAAACGACGTAAGCCTCGTCTGCACGTTATTCGGGATCGAGATTAATACCGGGTCGCCGTGAAAGCCGAGGTACTTTCTTTTCAGACCGGCAGTGATGCCGTCACCTATGATAGATGCCCACGGCCCCCATACACCTGAATTCCGCCCTCGCATTAACCAGCCTTGCGCTTGCGCGGATGAGTTGGTGTAAGGGATAGCAATCTGCGTAATATTGCTTGCACCGGCGTACATAAGTGACCAGCAGTGGAAGTAGTTTGTCCCCCCAGGCCCGCCAACCGCGTCACCTTTTAAGAGAGTTGGGAAGAGCCCCCAGCTGTTACCTGCATCATCCCACCCGTTTTCGGGAATGTTGTCAGTCGTTGACGCCCCGCGCAGCCGCGCAGCGAGCTCCTTGGCGGAAACCGCCTTCACCGGACTTGATCCGGCATTGATCTCTCCGTTCGAAGCCATGAGTTCGACGTAGGAGCCGCCCTGTTTTATGTAGACCTTGCCATCGGGCAGGCCGACGCCATGGCCATCCTTCGGCGTGATCATCGCCCAACCGGCAGCAGTGTACTCTGTCAGCTTGCCATCGTTCCCGTCCCAGGAGCCGGTTGCGCCCGTGGCAATCACATAGGTATCGCCGATCGCCGGCGCGACTGGAGGCGCGGTCAGCGAGATCGATTTGACCGGTATCCAGGGCGTGACGGTAAGCCGCTGCAGAGCGACCATCATCGACGGATCGACAACGATCGTCACATTGGCGATGTCCGAAAACGCGACTTCAAGGCGAATATTGCCCGATACCGTCTGCCCCGACGCGGGCAACGGCTTGTTGATTGCCGGGTTGTAATGGGCAATCGCGATCAGATCGCCGTCGCTGTCGATCAGCCCGCTTTCCCTGATCGTGTAAGGCCCGTCTTCGGCCGCAAGGAATGCGTCGAAATAAGCGACGTTCGACGCGCCGACCACGGTCCCGCTGCCGCTGATCGTCTTGCGGTCGACCTCATCATAAAGCGCGGTTTCCCCGCCGCTCGGAACCGTGACGCCTTCGCCGATCGCTATGTGCGTGATCTCGATGGTCGTGGCGTTGGCCAAGGCCGCGGCTTCCTTGGCGCGGCCCAGATTGGTCATGATGGCGAAGGAAGATTGAACCATTTTTTACACCTTGCGATGGGCTGTTGCGTTAAAGAGTGTCGCTGCGGTGGCCCCGAGATAGGACGAGGCGCGGATCGTCGAACCGCCGAACTCGTAGGGATGAGCGACCGCCGTAATCGACATCTGGCTGGTCGCGCCGACATAGAGCGGGCCACGCGCTCTCAGAACCGCGACAGTCGTGAAGACGCGGCTTTTGGGCTTTGCGGCGGCAACGGACTGGATGGCGAAGCCATGGGTCTGGACATCAAAAACCGGGCCGCCGTCCTGATAGATGATCTCGACCCTGAACGTGCCGCGTCGGCCGCCATCCTGCCACCACTCGATGATCCGCGTTTCGAGTTCGAATGCGGCTAAAGCCCGGCGCACCGCGCCGAGCGTGCCCTTGACCCGGTGGACCGCAGGCGACGCGGCGACAACCGCACGTTTTCGTGCTTCGCTCCAGTCGTTCGACCAGACATCAACAGAGACCGCCCAGGCAAGGAACGGCAGAAGCTCGGACGGACAGCGCCACGGGTCCCACAGATCCTGGATAGAGATGCCGACGCCATCGGCGCGGACGGTGTCCACATCGGACAGGACGCGCTGAAGCCGGGTCGAATTGGCCGGGAGCTCGGTTACGGAATTGCGCGCCACGTGTCCGCTCCTTCCTCGACCGTGATGGTGATGCCGGTGCAGGTGGCCGCTCCCTTGGAGCCCCGGTCGATGTCGGCCGCAGGCGCGGTCAATTCGATCTCGGTGACATCGGTGACCCGGAGCGCGCCGCCAAGACCCAGCCGCTGGACGATTGTCCCGATGCGCCGGCGCGCGGCGACATAGGCTTCGACCTGTTTGCGGGCTTCAGCTGCAACCGGTTGCGGATCGGCGCCCGGTGCAATCCTGATCGTGGCCTCGACTTCGTATTCGTGATCGTCGGCCAGTTCCACTGTGACCTTGTCGCCAAGCGGACGGACGTTTTCGGCCGTGACCGCCGCATAAACGCGGTCGATCAGAGCCGGTCCGCTTCCCGCATAGGCAAGGCGGGGAAGGATTACGACGAGGATCTCCGGAGCCAGGACCGGATCGTTGTTGGCATAGACCGCGCCGTCTTCCTCGGAATAGGCGGCGGCGTCGGCCACATCGCCGGTCCCGTCAAGTTCGAGGGCGTGAAACACATAAGCCCCTTCCGGTCCGGCAGTCGAGAATGCTTCCGGTGCGAGGACGATCCGGTTCTTGAAAGTCTGATCGGCCTCCATGATCGGGTCACCGGTTTCTTCATCCGTGCCGACAACCAGGCGCGAGATCCCGTAATAGGTCGCCGCGATCTGGTCGAGGTAGCTGCCCCAGGAAGAGGCAAGCATGACGGCGCGGACCTGGTCGTTGATTTCCGCCCTGATCCCGACCTCGCGATCGGCTCCCAGGATCTGATCGATCTTGACCGGATCGCTGTCGAGCATGTCGACGTCATAGGAGATGCCCGCTGCGTCAGCCTTTGTCCGGAAACTCTCCATGCGCTGGTCGACAATGGATTGATGATCCGGTTCGACCAGCGGAAGTCTGGGCAGGCGTGCGAGATCGGGGGCGATGAAACGGCTCATGCGGCAATCACCTCGATACGGCCAGGACCCGATACCGGTTCCGGAAAGGCAATGATGTCAGCGGTCTTCATCTCGGCGTCATCAAAAATGCCGAGATGGCCACGCGGATAGAAAATGCCTGACAACATGAACGAGAACGCACCATCACGGCCGCCCTTGACCATCTCGATTGTTTCAAGCTTGAAGCCGGGCTCAAACTGGTCAATCGCTTCGGCGACTGCACGATAAAGCGAAATCAGCGTGATGGCCGATGCGTTCTGATCCTGAATGGACCAGATATCCGCGCCGAACAGCCGCCGCCATTTGAGTGCGCCGACATGCGTGGTCAGAATGACCCGGACCGACTGGACGCAATGCGCCCAGCCGGTCAATGGCTTGCCTGTCTGTGCGTCCACACCGCTTCTCATGAGTGGTTCAAACCTCCTTTGAAGGCCGTTCTAGACGGCTTCGATTTCGCCGTTGCGTTGGGGGTGTTCAGCCTGCGCATCGCCAAGCCAGAGCGTCTTGCCCTTGGCGGGCGAGCGCTGGCCCGCGACGAAGGCACCCGCGTGATCGGTGACGCGGTATTCGCGTCTGCCTTGCTTGTCGCGTTTGATTTTCGGCTCCTCTGCGGCGCGTTTGGGCGCGTCTGTCTCGCCATTGTTGCCGGTTGCTGGTTTGGTCATCCTGTTTCCTTTCCTCATGCAAACACCTCATCCGCGCCGCCGACGGCCTCGTCAAACCCGCTGTCGAGATCGGTGACCCGATGAACTTTCTTCGAACCGTTATTGAGCCGGGTCTTGCCATGGGTGACGATTTCACCGGCGGTGATGTCGACGCGGCAACCGCCTACGGCGAGCGAAATCTTTCCCGGCGTCACGGTGATCGTGGCGTCGCCGTGTTTCCAGACCTTGGCCTTGCCCTCTCCCGGTGTCGGGTTGTCGTCGGTATGACCGACATCCATGGCGACGCTCGCCGGACCGATCACACCGCCGGGCGACAAGAGCCGCATGGGCTGGCCGACCTGGCGCTGGGTGTAGGAGGAGTAGCCACCGACGCCGTCGCCGGCTTCTTCCTGGACACGCACCCAGGGCGACAGGAACGGCTGGCCGCCATTCTGTGCCGGTTCGAGTTCGAGCCGCACCCGGCTGCCGTCCACGTCGGCTACCCGTCCGTCGACGACGACATGGGCCAATGCCGTCCGCAGGCCGGCGATTTCCTTGCGCATCATTGAAATCTCGCTGGCGTCGCTCATGGCTGGCCTTCCGGATCTTCCATCAGGTTTTCGTCGTTCACGTACAGCGCGGTGACCACGTTTCCGGCGTCGTCATAGATGTTGGTGCCGATCTCCCGGAGCCTGGTTGTCCAGGTCACCGCCACGAGCGAGACGCCGCGTGAGCGGATCGCAGCCGACATGACCGGTTCAAGCGAGACCTTCTCGGCCATGCCCACCTTGGCGAGACCCCAGTGATTTCCCGATCCCATAAGGGTGAGAACCGCTTCAGCAATGACCAGGGCCTTTGCGTCACGTTCGTCTTCGCGACCCTCTGTGACGATGAAGGCGGCGCAGTTGGCCTGAAGCGTCACCTGTCCGGTGGCTTCCAGACTGACCGGGGACTTGAGCACAGCGACCAGAACAGCCGGCGCTCTGATCGAGCGTTCTGACAGCGCATCAAGATTGAAGCGCCCGCCCAGTGCCCGGCATTCCCTGAGCTCCGGCAGAAGTGCTGAAATCTTGCCGACAACGGCCGCCTTGAAGGCTTCGATCCGCCCGGTCATTGCAGGGTCCCTCCGGCTGCTGCGGCGATCGTGTCGACAATCATGTCGAATATGTCGGTCTGATCCTGACCGGAGAGACCGAGATAGGGCCGCGCCGGGATATCCGCCTTCATGGCGAAGACAAGCTGATTGCCGACCATGAATGCAAGCTTCCTGGCATTGACCGGCTTGATGGTTCCGCCAAGCTGGTGGATCGCCGCGTAGACAAGAGCCGAGCCGATTTCGACGGAGCCGGACCCGGTCCGGTAATCGATGGAGGCGGCAAGATTGCCGGATTGATAGAGCGTCGACGTGCCGGCCTGATTGGGCTTCCAGCTTGCGCCATCGGGCGAAGTCTTGGTGACCTCGATACGCTCCCGAGTGCTTTCTTGCAGAAGCCGCCCGATCGCATCAAGCAACTCGCCCTGGTCAAGAGTTTCGATACCTTCAATCGCCTGGATTGCCTGATCGAAACCTTCGTCTCTGATCTGGATGCCGACGCCGCTCATTCTGCCCGCCCCCGGCCAAAACGCCTCGGCTCGGCCGAGAAGGCCGAACCGCCGGTGGAACCTTGACCCGCACCGCCATCGATCCTGGGCTCGTCACGGCCGAGACCGGCCTTGCCCTGCGCCATCAGCTTCAGATAGTCGATCGCCTGCTTGTAGCGCTCGACCATTGTTTCGGTGAGCCGTGAATGCCGGTTGGCAAGGACGTAAGCGGCAATGTCGATTGCCGGCCGCTTGAGCACTTCAGGCTGGCCAGTCAGCGGCAGGGTGTAACGAGCCGACAGGTAGCCGTCGATCTCGGCCGAAGCATTGCCGAGCGCCGCCGCGATCGCCTGATCCACATCGGCAATATCGGACGGCAAAAGGTCGGCGATGAATTCGCCGCCATAGATGGTCTCGATGTCCGCTTTTGTCGCGTAGGCCATTGTGGATCCGCTTGATTGGTGGGGCGGCGGGCCGAATTGCCCGCCGCCCGGTCACACTCTCGGGGGGGTTATTCTTCGGTGTCCGCCATCTTGATCTGAAGTTCCGGATCTCCAGCCAGGGCTTTTTGCTGGGCATCGGAAAGATCAGCGACCGGGATGGTGACCGGAGACAGGCCGAACCGGTACCCGGCGCGGCGGCGGGGGCCACGGGCTGTCACGATAATTGCCGGACCCACTTTCGCGTTTTCCGTCTCATTGCCTGCCGTCTTCCCGTCGGCGGGGTTCGCTGTTGCCGTTTGTGCCTTGGCCATCGGTGTCTCCTTCATGGTCTCGTTTCGGAAAGGCTGCGAAATCCGCAGCGCTTCTGAAAAGAGACCCGGCCGGATTGGATGCTCCGGCCGGATTGCTCATTATCCGGCTGTCAGGACAGCCAGGGCGACATGAAGATGTCGGCCTTCTTGAAGTTCGGGTTGTCGGCGCCATTGGCCAGGCGCTGAACGCCGACCACTTCCTCGGCCTTGTTTTCAAGTGTTGGCGGCACCACCAGCAGATTGGGAACAATGTTGAGCGGACGGCCCTCGTCGCCCTTGAGCGAAGTCATGGCGAGACGCGCGGCTTCAAAATTGGCCTTCGTCAGTTCCGCTTTCGAGCCGAAAGCAAGCTGCCAGTAGGTGTAACCCGCAGCGCCGCGCGACCGTGTGCCGTAGAGGAACTCGTCCTTCATGAAGACGTGATCGGATTTGTCGGGATCGTCATGGACGATCAGCTCCGGTTTGACGCGCTCCTGGTAAACGATCGGCTTGATCGGTTTGGTGGTGCACAGCAGATACCAGGCGTCATTCGCACCGGCCTGCATGTTGGACACCGACTGCTCGACACCGCCAACGCGAACCGGATGATCGGTGTCGAAGAAGTTCTGACCGTCAAAGCAGGTATTGGCAAAGCCGGTTTTAAGAGCCGAGAACACCAGCTCGTCTGGATGCTCGGCGGCAGCCCCTGCAAGTCCCTTGACCGCCATGGAATAGGTGCCCAGCTGATCGTCTTCGATATGTTCGCGCTTGACGGCAATCGTGTCTTCGAACTTGCGGTTCTTGAGCGTGTAGGCTTCCTGCTCAAGCCGCTTGATCAGGCGCTCGTCGATCCACTCGCGCATGCCGGGGATCTGGTTGAGCCAGCTGTAGGTTTCGATCAGGGTGTTGGAGTTGACGCTTTCGGCGATCCTTTTCCAGCTCGGATCTGCGGAGCTGAAGACGCCGGCAAAGATGGCGCGGAAGCTGGTGGTCATGGCCAGCAGCTGATCGCGGGTGATGGACTTTCTGATGGGCATTGAATTTTCCTCTGTTGGGCCTCAGGCGGCGCTTGGTTCAGTCAAACTCGACCCAGACACCGCCATCCGAGAGCGCGCGCACCTTGCCGGCCCGCGACAAGGAGCCGGTGTCATCGGTCTTGGCCACGGTGATGTCATCCTCGACAAAACAGTCCGAGCCGACATCGGCGGCGGCGATCGCATCGGTGGCGGAATTGGCGAGCAGGAAGCAGCCGAGTTTGGCCTTGACGTGCGTATCGCCTGCTGGCTGATCAGCGCTTTCCTCGGCGAT